AGTGCAAACAAAGAAGAATCCCTGTGCAGTCAAGGCAGGGCCATAGAGGGCAGCTTGCGTGTGACCTGGAGGCAGCTGCCGCGACATTGACGAAACACTCGCAGGCAAGGTAACAACCCCAGCTTTCCTGGCTGGCTTACCTTGGGGAACGCTATGGGGGGATTAGAACTCTGTCTTAAATAAGAAAGGAACAAGACATGTACCTAGAAGAAGATGACTACTACCTAGAGGATGAACCTACAGAACAAGACATCCTTGATTACCTCAAGATGAGGGAAGAGGATGGATGGATTTAAGTACAGGAATGCCGACCAACGGGAGGCCACGAGGCGTAGCCGAGTGCGCGGGTTTTCCCTGTGAGGGAAAGGAGGACAGATGGAATGTGAAGTAGAAGGCTGTGAACGACCCAGCCAGAAGAGGTCACCCTTGTGCAATACACACAAGATGTACCAGAAGCTAGGCAAAGAACTGAAGCCACTGCGCAACAACGGCATGACGGGTAAGAAGAGGACCATCTACCCCAAAGACGCACAATGCAAGATGGCCGGCTGTTCAGAAAAGCCATACGGTCATTGGCTTTGCCAGACACACTACGGACAGGAGTACGCCAACAAGAACTACAAGAAAAAGGAGGAATTGCTTATGGACCAACCACAGTGGTCAAAGGTCTGCTGGAAGTGCCAAACAGCTAAGACCTGGGACAAGTTCATCAGGGCTGAAGACATCCCTCACACCATCTGCCTTGAGTGCTTCAGGAAGATGCAGAAGGGTGAAGACACCAAGAAGAAGACCTACGACGTTCAGGCAGCCCTTGCAGAAATCCGAAAGCTTGCAACAGGTTTGCACGAGGCTAGCTAGAATGGATATATGACTTGGACGGTCTAGCAGTTACTCATTATTACTCCGTTGCAGAAGCCCTGACGACAGTTCCCTCCTTTGAACGGTCAGGGCTTTTGTGTGCCCAAAAGTCTTAACATAATCGTTACATAAAAACCCTTGAAAATAGGCAAAAACTCAGAAATCAGAATGCATTCTTTGATATACTTAGAGTGTTGGTGGAAATACCACCAAACACCTAACAGAAACGGAATGATTATGAGTGAAGTACGAAGTCCAACCAGCCCAGAAGTGGGCACTAGATGAAGATGCAGACCACAAGGAGTGGTACCTAAGTCCTGACCGCATTGCACAGGCCATGGAAATTGGCTACAAGCGTGCAGCGGAAAACGAGGACACACCAGACAAGCGCGGGTACGACAAAAGCGACAACACCAAGCCACACAGCAACCAAGACAATGACGCACTGGGTGTGGCATTCGAAATTGCAGTAACAGAGGCCCTGGGATTTGACCCAGATGACGCCAGCGTAATCACGCTATTCAAGAACAAGCCGTATGGCCCAGATACCCCAGACATCAAGGGAATCTACGAGTGCCGACGCTTGAACCGTTGGGAAAACGGAATCACCTACTACGGCAAGGACATTGCCAACGATGCCCTCGTGATTGCAGGGATTGTTGACCATGACTGCGACCCAGCGAACAAGCGCATCAACATCACTGGTCGCGTGACCTTCCTTGGCTGGAACTACCCAGCCCTAGACCAGGCGCACAACTGGCGTAGGTACACCAAGAACGGTGGCCTTATCTGGCCTTCCCACATGCGTCCCTTGAAGGACATGCCACTTCTTGCCGGGGCTAAGTGGGCAGAAATGGCGGTAGCAGCATGAAGAAGTCCGAACTAATCAAGTTCGTGGACATCATCTGCTACGGACTCCCCATGCCAGACCTTGAACGATTCGAAGAACTAGGGGAACTCTTCACAGGGCCAGAGGAAGACTGGCACGAAAACTTGGAGGAGTACGAATGAAGCTAACTCGTGAGGCAGTACAGGAAATCAAGGCTGCACAGGGAATGTACCGGGCAGCTGACGTTGCAAGGGCATACGAGGTCCACAGAAGCACTGTGACGCGCATCTGGGGTGGTGAGGTACACCAGGCGGTCAATGCCTCTGTAGAACCGCCAAACGTCGTCAGCAGGAATCGTCCAGCAGAACTCGCAGACGATATCCGCTTGCTACTCGACAGAGGCAATAGCGTTGACGAGGTTGCAGCAAAGCTAGGAGTCAGCCGTAGAAGCGTCTACGCCTACAGAGGTGTGTTCGTATGACATGGCTTATCTACATCGGAATTGGCATTGGCGGGTTCCTCTGGATTGATGCCCTGCTGAAAATCGCGGGTTTGCTGAAGGAAAGCTACACAGACAACAAGTTCAGAAAGGAGGTGGCAGCATGGAAGGCTGGACGGTAATTAAGTACGGAAGTCAGAAGCAGGCTGGGCCGGCTAACGCAATTGACGAGGTTGCCAAGTCCCTGGAGGAAAAGAACATCCCATACGTCATTGAAGACTTCGTGACAAAGACCGTGGTTAAGCGCAAGAGTCGCAAGACGGTCAACAACCTTGAACTAGAGGTGCGAAATGAAGACCTCTAACAAAATCGTCTGGTACTGCGACCAAGACCTATGGGCAAGTACCGACACAACCACATGCAAGGAATGTGGGCAGGACATGAAGAACATTGGTTGGTTCGAAGGAATCGACACTATCAACTTGGAGGAAGTAACCGGATGAACAAGTGGGACCTATTCGCCGCAATGGCGGAATACGAGGAATTGAAGGAAGAGTACGACATCGAAACTGGCAACTACTGGTTCGCCACCTTCGATGAAAAGGAAAGCGTTCCAAGCTTCCGTGACTGGCTAAAGGGCCGGGTTCTGAAGGAGGTGATTTGAGTGAAGGCAGAAGAGTATGAGGCAGCTGTAAACGCACTACTTGAGGCGTTGGGACTGGATGCAGCTACGACGCTTGAAGTTCGTGTACAGCCACACAAGGCAACCGCAAAGGTTCGTGCATCAAGCACAGACCGAAGCGTCTACACGGATGTTGTCATTGAACGTGATGACTCAGGCGACGAGGCTAAGCGAATTGCTAACACACAAAAGTTCGCAGCCCTGTTCGACCACATCACCACAGTGAATGCAGCAAAGGTAGAAGTTGAGGCGCTGAAGCTAAGTGGCAAGGCAACTAAGGGACCAACAGTTACGCACGTCAAGAAGAAGTAAGGGTGCACTCAAAGCGGGGTGGGGGTAACAGCCCACCCCAACAAACCCAGGCACATAAAGCCGGGGGTATATGAAAGGAGGTATGCCGTGTGGCAGAAGGTAGTAGTAGAGGTAGTGAGTGGAATGAACTAAGACTCAGAGTCCTACGCCGTGATGCATACACCTGTGTGTACTGCGGTAGGGAAGCAACAGAAGCTGACCACGTAATCCCTAAGGACAAGGGAGGACAGGACACCATGACCAACCTCGTTGCATCATGCAAGACATGCAATGCAAGCAAAGGAAACAGATTGAACGTCAGGACGAACTGGTTTGACTCAGATTGGCTTGATTCGTTGTAAAACTCAGTAAAACAACCCCAGTGCCCTCCAGAAGACGACGGTTCTTTTGAGGGGCACCAGCTTCACCCCGCCCCAGTTTTCATTTTCACAAAACGGGGTCAAAACTTTCAGAAAGGACCAGCATTTGGCTGGATAGGACCACATGACGACAGATACGACACCAACGGCAGTAGGTGCCAATACGGAGGTTTCAACCTCACCCCAGGCCCAGGAGGTCAAGTCCTTCACAGAGGCCACAAACACGTTCCTAGAGGCCTTGCCAGCCCTTGGAAAGGCACAGCGACCACTTGTGACCCTGCTTCAGCACCTGGCCGTGCAGCTGGACACAAATGGAGTCAGCAACGCCCAGCTGGTCAACCAGTACCGGCTAACACTCAAGGCACTTCAGGAAGGGACTCCCCCAGAATCCGGGGTTGATGAAGATGAAGCCTTCTTGAATGGCGAGTGACGTTCACAGACCAGCGTTACGTTCCCAAGCTTTACACCAAGCCACTGACTGAAGACTTCTTGTCTGATGGTCCGTGGCTACGTGAGTTTTGCAGCCGCTACATCAAGTACTTTGACGGCAAGCCGTTCCAGCTGGACGACTGGCAGGCTGACCTCATTGACCACATCCTTGAACGCTACCCACTGGATTGGCCGGTAGAAAAGCTACGGGGTCAGCTGAGGTACACAGAGGTACTGGTCTACATCGCACGCCAGAACGGCAAGTCCGTCATTGGTGCTGTGTTGGGCTTGTGGGGAATGTTCAGGCATCACGCGCCATACGTCATTGGTCTTGCTTCCACTCGTGACCAGGCGCAAATCATCTTCAATCGCGTCAAGGCAATCATTGATGCAGAACCCCAGCTGCTGAAGCGACTAGCCACAACTCACACGCGAGGAATCACCAGAACAGACAAGCCAGGACGTTACGAGGTCAAGCCGGCCAAACCAGATGCCCTCAATGGAATTCCAGTCACCTTGTGTCTGTTCGATGAGGTCCACCTCTGTGACGAGGAAATGTGGTCACAGATGGTCCTTGGTACCTCTGCCCAGACAGACGCAATGGTGTTCGGCATCACGACAGCTGGTGACGACACCTCAGGACTACTCAAGAACTTGCTGGACAGGGCACAGACAGCCGTAGGAAGCCCTGACAGCCGCTTTGGTGCCTTCCTGTGGTACGCGGACGAGGGATGCCGCCTGGACGACGCTGAGGCCCTTCTAGACGCCAACCCAGCCATTGCCAGCGGACGCCTGGACCTGGACCAGGAACTAGCGCGGGTTCTTGCTATGCCTGAGGACCATGCACGCCGGTACAGGTTCAACCAATTCCAGAACGGTGACGCTGACCAGTGGTTGTCAATGGAGTTGTGGCGAAAGGGTGCAGGCTTCAAGGTTCCTCTTGACGCTGAACGCATCGTCTTTGCCATCAACCGTTCACCATCCTGGGAATACGCGAGTATCACAGCTACGGCAAAGGTGGACGGGTTCTACTACACACAGATGGTTGCAAGCATGCGGAAGGCAAACCTTGAGTGGCTACTTGAGGTCTGTAAGACGCTGTACAACCGTCATCGTCCACACGCATTTGTCATGGACGGGTACCAGCTGGGTGACCTCGCAGACGAATTGCGGAACAACGGCATGCCGGTTGAACTCATCAGAGGGGTCAAGGACAGGGCTAACGCCTGTGAAACTACCTACGCCTTGATTGCTACGGGACAGGTACGACACCACGACGATGCTGTGTTGACTCAGCAGATGCCTCTAGCAGTCAAGAAGAACTTGCAAGACGGATGGGTCATCAAATCTGGGGGTTCTATTGGGATTGATGCAGTAATGGCAACCGTCTACGGACTATACGCAGCTGACAAGTACCAGGAGGTTCCTCTACAGCTGTTCGTGTAATGCAACAGTTTTGCACTGATGCCGGATAATTAAATACAGAATGACAGACTCACAGAAAGGATTCCTACGTAGACTAGGTTCCTACTTCGGTATTGGTTCATCTGAACCCCAGGTAGTTCGCAGCGAGTTGCCAATCTTGGCATCCCCGAACTACCCAATTAGTGCTGTCAACCTCAGCCCAACTGCCTCTGACGCTGTTAGCCCAGACCGTGCAGTTGGGCTTGCACCTGTCTACAGGGCTATCAACGTCCTCAGCACAGCTGGAAGCCAGCTATCTATGGGTGTTTGGAAGGACGGAAAGGAAATCGTCTGGACTGACCAGACGTACCCAAAGTTCATTGACCAGCCAAACCTAGACATCAGCCTGTCAGCCTTCCTGGAACAGAACATCATTTCCCTTGCCGTAGCGGGTAATAGCTACTGGCTTCTTGAGGGCAAGACGAGTCCACGTGCAAAGCACAGCAACATCGTCATTCTGAACCCTCACGAAACGTACATCACGTATGAAAACGGAAAGAAGTTCTACAACGAGGGTGGCAAGAAGTACCCAGAGTGGATGATTGTCCACCTTCAGCACACCCGCCTACCTGGCTATGACAAGGGTGTTGGCCCAATCCAGGTTGCGCAAAATGAATTGCGCGGTGCACTCGATGTCCGCAACTACGCGGATAACTGGTTCCGTGAGGGTGGAGTTCCTAGCGGTGTCTTGAAGACAGACCAGGACATTAGCCCAGCTGATGCAGCCCGATACAAGGAAGCTTGGGACACCCAGCAGGCCACAAATGGCCGGGGTGCTGTGGTTCTTGGTCGAAACCTTTCCTACATGCCTACGTACCTGTCACCTAAGGACGCACAGTTCCTAGAGTCACGACAGTTTGACCGTACGCAGATTGCAATGCTGTTCGGAATCCCAGCTACCTACATGTTGGCCGGGGTTGAAGGAAACAGCATGACCTACACCAACCTTGAAATGGTTGATACCGCATTCGTCAAGTACACCTTGATGAAGTACCTACGCGAAATCGAAGAGGCATTCACAAGCCTCACGGTGCGTGGACAGGTTGTCCGATTCAAGGTCGATGTCTTGCAGCGTGCAGACATCAGGACTCGCTACGAGTCTTACTCCACAGCTATTTCCTCTGGCTGGTTGACACAGAATGAGGTCAGGGAAATTGAGGGACTACAGCCGCTAACAAAGTCCCAGCTTGAAGCACTCAAGCCACAGCCGGCTAACCCAATTCCAAATAACGAAGGTGATACAGCATGACGCTTTACAGAAGCGTTGAGGTACGTGCTGTAGACACCAAGGCCCGAACATTCGAAGGATTGGCGGTTCCGTACGGCGTAACGATTGACGTTCCAGCTGAGGGCATCCGTGAACGATTTGAACGAGGCGCTTTCGGTGACTTCAAGCCCGTACCCGTCTATTGGATGCACGAACACTCAAGGGATGACCTGGCAACGCCAATCGGAATCCTGACCCACGGTGAGGACACCGACGAGGGTTACGTAGTTCGTGGTCGCATTTCAGAAACACCAAAGGGTTCTGAAATCCACACGCTGATGCGTGACGAGGTTCTTAACAGCTTGTCCGTTGGATTCGAACCAATCAAGGACAAGGAAGAGGACGGTGTAACCGTCCGAGTCAACGCCCTACTTAGGGAGGTTTCCGTTGTCACAGTTCCGGCTTACGCAGACGCAAAGGTCAGTGCTGTTCGCAACGAACAGAATTCCGAGGCTGGTGCTGAGGAAAATTCAAATAAGGAGGACATTATGTCCGAGGAAATTAAGGAGGTTCTTTCCCGAGTAGCAACCCTAGAAGGTGCAAACGAGGAACTAACCCGACGACTCGACCTAGCAGGCGAGTCAAACAAGGACGAGGCACCAGCCCTATTCCGTAGCGCTGGACACTTCATCCAGGCACTTGCTGATGGCAAGGCTGAGGCTGTACAGGAAGCACGCAAGCTTGACCGCGTTTACACCGGTTCTGTCATTGCAAACTCCCACGCAGCCAACGACTGGAAGACTGGTCTTTTGACCATCGTCAACCAGAACCGTGACGTTCTTAACCTGTTCAACCGTGGCCCATTGGGACCAACCGGTATGGCTGTTGAGTACGCCAAGATTGACTACGCCAACACAACTGGTGCAGTCGCAAAGCAGGCACTTGAGGGTGACACCCTCGCACTCATGAAGGTTGCCGTTACTACGGCATCTGCACCAGTAGAAACTTACGGTGCATACTCCGACTTGTCATTGCAGGCAATTCGACGTTCAGACGTTCCGTTCCTACAGCTAACGCTTGAGGCACAGGCACAGTCTTACGCAGAGGTCACCAACGATGTCGTACGTGACGTTCTTACGGCTGCTACTCCACAGGTTGGCGCATCCCTAACCCTTTCTACTGCAAAGGGTAAGGACTGGCTTTCAGCTGTCATGGATGGTGTCAAGAAGATTAAGACGAACGCAAAGGGCGCACGCGCTGAATTCGTCTTGGTTTCATGGGATGTCTGGCTACAGATTTACACGCTTGCTGACTCCACTGACCGTCCGCTTTCAGACGGCTTCAGCGGTAGCGGTGTAAACACCATCGGTTCAGTTGATGTTCCAAACCTAGTTGGACGCTTTGCAGGATTCCCTGTCTACGTTGACTACGGTCTAGACGCAAAGACGATGTTCATTGCTTCCAGCCGTGCAATCACCACTTGGGAAACCCCAGGCGTTCCATTCCGTCTTGACGACGAAAACCCTGTAAACCTAACCAAGGTCTACAGCATCTACGGCGAATTGGCTGTTGGTGTAACGAATGCACTCGCACTCGTAAAGCCAACGATTGCCTGACGGTGGGAGGTGACGACGGTGGTCACTCTTACACAGGCAAAGCAGTACGTAGACAAGGATGGCAAGACAGGCAAGGACGACGCATACATTCAGGAATGCCTGGATGAGGCAACGGCTTTGGTTGAGGCGTTCATCGGTAGCGCGACTGTTCCAGATGTGGCAAAGGACCGTGCGGTTCTAGAAACCCTTTCTGAGTTGTACCACCGTCGTAACGCACCAAATGGTTTGTCACAGTTTGCCGGCTATGACGGACAGGCAGTTCGGGTAGCCCGTGACCCTATGGTCGGGGCTTACCCAATTTTGGGCCGATTCA